AGAGGGTGAAGCTACCGGAACCGGCCTTATGGTCCAGAGCTTATACAAGACGGAAGCAGAGGCAAACGACGCATTCATTAAGGCGGCAGGGACTGAACTGGTTACTAAGCCAGTGCGTTCTGGACACTTGGATGGTCGGACCTATGCTATGGGAAAATCCTTCGGTGCCAAGGTCGGGCTGGATGTTCAGGTTGGAAACAAAAACACCTTACGTATTGGAAAATAATCATGCGCGAAATGGAAACAGTCGCAAAACTGGTTGCCTCATTCTGGCATACCAAGCAAGTCCGTAAGTACACTGGGGAACCATACATCAATCACCCGGCAGAAGTGGTTGAGCTTGTCAGGAGCGTTCCGCATACCGAAGCAATGCTCTGCGCGGCGTGGCTCCATGATGTAGTCGAGGATACTCCGGCAACCCTGCGCTCCATTGAGTATCTTTTTGGGGACCTCACCTTCGGGGGACAAGTCGCCTTACTCGTAGAGATGCTGACCGATACGAGCAGGCCCGAAGACGGGAAGCGCGCAGTCCGGAAAGAGATCGACCGGCAGCATACCGCCAAAGCGAGCCCGGAAGCGAAGACCATTAAGCTGGCAGACCTGATTAGTAATACTTGGAGCATCGCTGAACACGACCCAGCTTTTGCGAAGATCTATCTGGCGGAAAAGGCTCTCCTCCTTGAAGTCCTCGAGGAAGGTGATCCAACCCTGTACGCCTTAGCATCGAAGGGTGTTGAGTCTTCAAGGGCTGGCTGATGTACTTCATCCGGAAGTTTTGTGTTACCCAGCAAGGCCGTATTCGTACGGGGCCGGTGTATCATCTATGTAAAGATGGACTCCCGACCTTTTTGGATCGACGGATGAAGAACGGATTTCATTCAGAATCTCTGGCTGCCGCGGAAGTAGTTTTAAGGCACCTCGCTATCATTGCCCCGCACATACCTCTCATGCTAGTTAATGAGAAGGCACCGTGGATAACGGGGTAGAGCTTCGGGGCTCACCCTCCGCTTGATCGCTCTGGTTCAAGCGGGGGGTGGTAATGTCCTATTGCTGGAGGTATTATCCTTTCGCCGTTGCGGGGTTAGCTCAGTTGGTAGAGCATCTGCCTTCCAAGCAGATTGTCAGGGGTTCAAGTCCCCTATCCCGCTCCAGATTTTAAACGTACTATAGTTAGGGCGGATGATGGCTACGAACACTGAGCTGCGGACGGAGGCGATAATCCTTCTTACGCGGATGATTTTACAAGCAACGCGAAACGAGCAGGCAGAGACCTCCAAGCCAATGCGTTCTCCGAATGAGGCGGCTGTCTATATCCGGCAGCAAGGTGTTGTAATTGCCTCCCTCCGGGATATCCGTGAATCCCTCGAAAACCTGGAGCTCCCATGACCGCAAAACCAACCGAAGCAGAGATGGCAGCACGCCGCCGCGTAGTCGAGGACTTCCTTGGACTCTCTGATCATATCCCTCCGCAGCTTCGTGCACGCCTCGAATCCGAGCTTCCAGCAGATGCGCGGAAGGCGGTACTGGAGCTGCAGATGCTTGCTATCCAGTATGGGCGCGGTCTGGAGCAGCGCGATGCCCTCGCCAGACTTGAGGCAGCATCAGCAGCCCTCGCCGAGGAAAGACAGCGTAAGGCCGCAATTCAGAAGGCGCTGGTCAACGTCGATTCTCAGTTCAAACCGATGGACCCGAAGGCTATTGTAGTAGTTCCCACTCATGCTTTCTCCCAAATGAAAAAGGGATAATCATGAAAATCGTTAAAGCAAGCGCCGAAATTGTGGCGGCAACGGATAACATGGAGCAGCTTATTGAGCTGGCTGGTCGGGTGTGCTACAAGTCGGAAGATCGAATCACGCAGAACTCAGCCGCGGCATTCATCGAGCGGATGCAGGAGAGTAAGCACGAATCCGTGTTAGAGCACGCGGCCATTACGGTGCGCTTTATCTGCGACCGCGGTGTCTCCCACGAGCTCGTTCGCCACCGGATAGCCAGTTACAGTCAGGAGTCGACGCGCTACGTTAACTACTCCAAAGGGAAGTTCGGCTCTGAGATAACGGTAATCCTCCCGTGCTTCTGGGAAGATGGAAGCCTCGAACTTAGCCTATGGGCAGGGAGCTGTCTCACCTCGGAGCGGATTTACATGCAGCTCATAGCCAGCGGTTCTTCTCCACAACAGGCCAGGAGCGTGCTGCCAAACAGCCTGAAGACGGAGGTTATGATGACGGCCAATCCGCGTGAATGGCGCCACTTCTTCAAATTGCGCTGCTCTGCGCAAGCCCACCCTCAGATGCGCGAGGTGGCAATCCCGCTCCACCGCGAATTTGCATCGCGTTGGCCGTCCCTCTTCAACCTTGGAGAATTGAAATATGAATAAGCGTAACTGTAACACCTGCCTCCACCATGCAGTCAGCCCATCCTCCGGACCTTGCCAAGGGTGTTACATAGGGCACCTTGACCAGCACCCGAACTGGCAGCCGACCTTCGAAGACATGGTCGCCGGGTTGGCGAAACCTGGTCAGGCAATCATTGCTAGCTTGACTCCGGAGAAGGCCGACATGCTTCATATGGTTATCGGCGTGGCTGGCGAGGCTGGGGAGCTGGTAGACGCGATCAAGAAACACGTTATATACAACAAACCTCTTGACCGCGAGAACGTGGTGGAAGAGTTGGGTGACTTGGAGTTCTACCTTGAGCGCATCCGGCAGCTTACCGGTATCACGCGGAAGGAGTCCATCTTGGGAAACGTGAACAAGCTCGGGAAGCGGTACACCTCCATGACCTACTCCGACGAGGCTGCTCAGGCAAGAGCGGATAAGGTTCCAACTGAAACCGAATTCGTAACGGAGCGTTACTAGCATGAAAGGGATTGCTCCGAACGAGGCAGGCGGGTTTACCTGCTGCGCAATGCCTAAGCTGTGCGAAGGAACTGGCTGCATGGCTTGGGTGGAGGAGGTTCGGCTGGCTTACCTCGACGCTCCGAATGCGGTGCCACCAACACCGCCGCGAATCCGGAAAGGGTTCTTCGCCATTTTGGAAGAACTCCCGCCGCCATATCCGCCAGCTCCGCCTACCCCGAAAGAGCGTATCGCAGTGCGTACCGGCCTCGGCCATTGCGGCTTGGTGAAGCATGAGTTCTGAAGACTTTGAAGGATTACGCGAAGCGAAGCAGACCCGGCACCAGAGCTGGAACCGGCTGAACCGATCCACCCTGACCGAGGCCGGGCACTTGTGGACACGCGAGGCGAATCAAGGGGCAGCACTCCTCTACCGCGGACTCGGAAAGCCTTTCGCGGACTTCTACCCGCACACTGGCCGCTGGAAAGACTGTACTACCGGAAAGATCCATAGAGGGGGTGCCAAAGCCTTCCTTGCGTGGTCTCTGGAGCATGGGCTTTTCTGCCCGATACTTAAGACCGAAACCAGTTGACTCTTTTTAGAACGGCTTGATAATGGAGTCATCTTAAAGGAGGTCATCATGCTTTGGTTTGCTATCTCAGGGATTTGTTTACTAGTCGCCGTCGCCCAACTGGTCGCAGTTGTTTGGCCGGCGGTTCGCACGTGGCTCAAATCGCACTTCATTATCTAAGGAGACTCAAATGAACAAGTGGCTCACTTTGCTTGCTGAAATCGCCCTCGCGTTAGTGATCGGCGTCACCCTTACCGTTCTCCTCTTCGAAGCTGCTGTGGGATGCGGCTCCACCTACGTCGACTCAGCAGGCACTACGCACAGCTATGAATGCCTCTTCGTCCGCTAGGATCTTACCTCACCTAGCTTGATTGTTCCTTTGTTGGCTATTATGGGCCGTCGTTAACTCAGCTCCTAATATCCATGGCTCGAAATAAACAGCAGTCCCGTCCAGAACGCGCCGCCTCGCTGGAGAGGGCGCGTGAAGCTCTTGAGATGCGGAAAAACGGGCACACCTTCGCCGCCATATCGGAGCGCCTTGGCTGTTCAGGGAACTACGCCTACAAGCTAGTTAAGCAGGCATTGCTAGCCATCATTCAGGAACCTGCGGAAGACGTTCGGGCGCTTGAACTGGAGCGGCTTGACACCATGCAGCATGCCATGATGGAAATCCTTGGGGAGAAACATCTGCTAGTCAGCTCCGGAGCTATCATCTCCGCCGAGGTTCTGGATAATGACGGGAATCCCGTCCACGATGACCTCACCGGCGCACCTAAGAAGATTCGCCTCACCGATGCAGGCCCAAAGTTTGCCGCGGTCACCGCCCTCATTAAGATTGCCGAACGCCGCGCGAAGCTGTTGGGCCTCGATGCTCCGACAAAAACTGCCTTCACCGATCCAGACGGAAAAGAGTCCAAGAATCCTCCGGTGCTCTTCTACCTCCCAACAAATGGCAGAGACGTCCCAGCCGAAGAAACTGGCCAAGCAGGCGTAAGTGAACCAGCCTGACGAGCAGCGCGTTATCCGGCCGCAGCCTGGACCACAGGAGGCGTTCCTCGCATCCTCCGCGGATATCGTTATCTATGGTGGCTCTGCTGGGTCAGGGAAGAGTTTCGCACTCCTCATGGAGCCACTCCGGCACGTAATAACCACCAAGCACTTCGCCGCCGTCTTCTTTCGGCGTAACCTCACTCAGGTGAAGAATCCTGGTGGGCTGTGGGACGAATCCATGAAGCTCTATCCGGATGTCGGAGGATTCCCCGTTTCGCACGTTCATGAATGGCGGTGGAACCAAGTTGGGCAGCTTGGGGGGAAGATTAAGTTCGGGCACCTTGAGAATGAAGATACCGTTCTTGATTGGCAGGGCGCCCAGATACCTCTGATTGCCTTCGACGAGCTGACGCACTTCTCCAAGGAGCAGTTTTTCTACATGCTCTCCCGAAACCGGTCAACCTGTGGAGTCCGCCCATACGTGAGGGCTACTACCAACCCGGATGCTGATAGCTGGGTGGCCGAGTTCATCGCATGGTGGATTGACCAAGAAACAGGCTACCCAATACCCGAGCGTAGCGGGGTTGTAAGGCATTTCATAAGGGTTAGTGACGCCATCATATGGGCGGACACAGCGTCGGGGCTTATCGAGCGGTACGGCCCCGATACTATGCCAAAATCCGTGACCTTTATCTCGGCAAAGCTGGAAGACAACCAGGAACTGCTGAATGCCGACCCGCAATACCGCGCAAACTTGTTGGCTATGTCCAGAGTCCAGCAAGAACGCTTGCTCCACGGAAACTGGAAGATTCGTCCGGCGTCCGGACTGTATTTCAAGCGGTCGGAAGTAACCCTCCTTGATAGCGTTCCTGACGATGTAGAGAAGTGGGTCCGCCGGTGGGACTTGGCTGCCACAGAACCGGGAGAAGGGAATCCGGACCCAGACTGGACAGTCGGATACCTCATTGGCAAGCGCAAGAATGGGCGGTATGTGGTTGCCGACGTTATTCGTGAGCGAATCAAGTCCGGAAAGGTCCGCGAGCTCATTGCGCGCACCGCGAACAATGATGGCAGAAAAGTCCGAATCGGCATTCCACAAGATCCTGGACAAGCTGGGAAAGAGCAGGCAGAATCGTACACCGTAATGTTGACCGGATTCTCTGTGGTGACCATGCGAGAGTCAGGAGACAAGGTTACGCGCGCAGACGCCTATGCCGCAGCGTGGCAACAGGGGACCATCGACGTCGTTCGCGGTGTTTGGAATGAAGAGTTCTTCGCGGAGCATGAGGCGTTCCCGAGTTCAAAGGTTCATGATGATCAGGTGGATGCTGGTGCTGGAGGGTTTACAATGCTAGCTGGATCGTCGCTGTCTACTTGGGCAGCTCTCGGCAAAAAATAACAGGAGCTCCGAATGGCAATTAAAAACGCACCGAAAACTAAGAGTATTGCGCGCTTTGCCAAGAGTCAGACGACCAAGGATACCGCCGCTCGGGAAAAGGCGAGGTCCAGCGCAACGGCGGACTCCTTTGTTAACTTTGCGCAGTCCCTTGGCGTCGGAGCTTCCGGTCCCCTCTCCACCGCCTCATATGGCTACAATCCAATCACGCGCAACCGCCCATTGCTCGAGTGGATCCATCGCGGGTCTTGGTTGGGTGGGGTAGCAATCGACATCGTCGCGGATGACATGACTCGTGAAGGTGTAGAGCTGAATGGCCCTGTTGCTCCGGATGACCTCGAACACCTCGAAGAGCGTGCAACTGCCTTGGGAATTTGGAATTCTCTGAATGAGACAATTAAGTGGTCCCGCTTATATGGTGGATGCATCGCTGTGATGCTTATTGATGGGCAGGATCCGGAAACACCTCTTCGCCTTGATTCCATCGCACGCGACCAGTTCTGCGGCCTGCTTGTTCTTGACCGCTGGATGATTGAGCCTTCCCTCAATAACCTCGTTACCGCCTATG